CTATCCATCTACATTAGCTTTGAGAAGAGCTAAAATTGAGATAGAGAACCAACCAGAGAGAGTTCCTGATGTAGAACCTCCAGATGTTCCTCTTTTGGATATCGGTCCTATGATGACTGAAGAAGATTTCTTAAATATACCGAACAATTTAGGTGTTGATGCATCGGATAATAACACAGATTTAGTGGAGTACCCACCTGAACCAGACCCAAGAGCTGAACCAGCTTTACCATCTCAACCAATAAGAAGAGGTGGTGATTATGGTAATCTAAATCCATTATCTTTACTTGACCAAATAAAGTCACAGAAGATTATCCATGTTCAGCCAGCTTTTGATTTAGTCAATGAAACCGGTGAGGTTCAGAAACCACTAAGGTTTGAAGCACCACAGGTTCAAGAACTTAACTTCGAAAGTCCTGTTGAGGCTACGATTGCTGTAAACGAAAATATCAAGAAAGAGTTACCAGAGGTAATAGAGGTTGAAACTCCACAAGAGTTAAACTTCATAGAACTAAAATCTACTTATAAGTTTCAGTATTTACAGAATGAAATACTATACGCTCTGAGAGAGGATTGGAGACCACTGTATCAGAAGGATGATGGTAGTTTGACTGGAAGAAAATTTAAACTAGACAGTAACCGTAAAAAGATTCCTATTCCAAACACAAATCCTGTTCAGTATGAAGAATTTAGACAGGTAAGACCTGGTCAACCCAAACCAGTAAGGCAAGCATATTGGGATGCTTACATAGAGGGAAAGAATGAAAGTGGTGTATCTCAGACTAAGTTTGTAGATAGAGATAATTTTCAAATATTTCCTCCTGTGGAACCTACAGGCGACTTAGTAAGAAGAGACAGAGATATTTATTGGAAAGGTGAATTTAATCCAAAATACCCTTTACCACCACCACAATAGGAGAGAATAAATGGCATACAGCGCATCAAATCCACCAGTAATGGAACAAACAACACAAGATTTAACAGAAAATTTACAGTCAGTTAATCTTGAACTAAAAAGATTTCTTGATGAAAGAAAAAACAAATTACCAAAAGTATCTCCTAATATATCTGCTATACACGAAAAAACAGATAGAGTAGAAAAAAATCAGGTAGCAAAGGAAAAAGAATTTTACTCTAAAAGGGGAAAGTTTATTCCCAAAGGGACTCTTTATCATACACATTACACCACAGATTTAGAGGTTCACTATATGACAGGCGGAGAACACAATGAAAGAACTCAATTAATATTTAGGAAGAGTGTTTTTGATAGCGATTTTGATTATTACAATACACTCAACGGACAAGAGGTAGTCAAATTAAAGTCTACGTCTAAACCACCAACCGAAGATGACTACGGAGTTGGTAGGATGACGAGATACTTTGCTAGAAAAACTAATGATACGAGTTCTCCTGTATTTGAAGTTTCAGAAGATGACTTCGAATCATCACCATTATACAATTTTGTCTCATTACTTTGGTATATCAGAGGAAATAAAATTAGAGTTACTAAACTAAATCAAAGAGAAATAAAAGTGGCTTCTATAGAGATACCTAATATAGGAAAGTTACTACCGATATTACAATACTATCGTTCAGATTCTGTGGTAAGTGTGAAACAATCAATAATAGATAGGTTGGGAATTACAAGTGAACAAGGTGAGGCTCAACAAGAAACCACTACAACAACACAAACAACTACCGCTCCAAAAACTAACACACAGCAAAGTGCACCAACTGGTCCTCCACCGGGAGTAGTGACAGGCGGAGCCGGTGGTGGTTCATATTAATTTACATTTTGAGAATACTATGTGATATTTATTTACAAATAAAGGTTACAAATTGGTTATAGTAGAAACATCTAAAGAGTTTGGAAAGTTTGCAAAAACTTTCAATAAGTTCGACTCTATAGTTATTCCCATCGAATGTGATTTCAACAAGCATCCAAAAGATACTAGATTGTGTTTACTCTATGTGAAAACTATGTCGAATGATTCCAAAGAGTACATCCTACCATTCAGACATTCCGATACGCTTAATTTAGAGGAACATATTATTGATAATCTTTGGACTCCTAAAAATGTTTACACATACGATAAGAAGAAGCTACTACATTTTTTCAATTGGAAAAACACACATGATGTACAGATGAATTATTATTTAGAAAAGAACGAACCATTGAGTATAGACGATATGTTAACAAATGCACACGAATACTTTTACAGAAAGTATTATGGTAAGTCTAACATAAACTGCGTCATACCGATTATGAAACATTTGGAATGGTGTAGGAATGTGGTAGAGGTTCTAAAAACAGCTGGTGTTATCGGATTGAAAGAAACAGAGTCGGTATATGATATCTATAATGAAGATGTATTAGAGAACTTACAGAAGATAGAATCAAATGGATTACAAACAACGGATGGCATGGTATATTCAGAGTACAATCCTTACACCGCTACAGGTCGCCCATCAAATAGATTCGGTGGTTTAAACTTTGCTGCTCTTAACAAAAAAGATGGTAGTAGAAAGAAGTTCATAAGTAGATATGGTAAAGAGGGTATGTTGGTAGAGATGGACTATGATGCATATCATCTTAGACTAATCGGTGAGGTGGTAGACTATCAGTTTCCAAAGGGTTCGGTACATAGTCATATGGCTAAACTGTATGATGTAGATTATGATAAAGCAAAGTCTTTATCGTTTCAGTATCTTTATGGTAGTATTCCATATGAAGTATCACAAATAAATCCCTTTTTCTGTAAAGTAGAGGCTTACATAGAAAAGGTTTGGAAACAATATAAATCAAAGAATTTCATAGAATCTGATATTTATAATAAGAGAATATATAGGAAAAATCTGTCTGATATGAACAAAAATAAGGTATTTAACTACCTTATACAGTTGATGGAAACAGAGAACAATATGAAGATACTAACAGAACTTTTACCACAAATAAGTGATTACAAAAGTAAATTGGTTCTGTATAGTTATGATTCTTTTTTGTTTGACTTTTACCTACCAGACGGATTAGATTTCCTACAGAAAGTAAAGGGTATTATTGAACAGAATGATAAGTTTCCAGTTAAAGTAGGTAAGGGCTGGAACTATCACGAAATGGAAGATATTACGGAGAAGTTTGAATGATTACAGACTTAAATGAAATATTAGTAGAATGGGCGTACCGAACAAACGATGGTAAGCCTGATGTAAAGAGTAATGCTAAGTTATTAACATTAGAGGGAGTACTAAAAGACTTTGGTTGGAGTAGAGAAGCTAGAGCTGAGTTATTGAACACATTGATGGAAGCTGATATCGTTAAGAACAAAGATAGTGGTAACATCTATACAGTACAAAAACATAATCCAAATACTCAAGATTTAGTAAAGAAAAATGCTTCTGATGATGAGATTGCTAAAGTGACAAAAGGTAAAGTTGACAAAGAAAAGTCAAAAGATTCTGATGAAAAAAAACTAACTGGTGTATCACAAGAATCGATAGATGCTATAGATGGTGACGCTAAAAATAAAACTATGAGTGGAGATGAACCACCACCAGGAACTGAGAGTTCTGCTGTTGCTGAAATAGGTGTCGGTTATGCTATGGGATGTATAGCTGATAATAAAGATATGGATTCAGCTGAAAAATGTTTAGAGGGTAAGTTATTAAAAAGCAAACTTGGTAAAAAACATGGAACCGGTAATTCTAAAAGAGAAACTAGAAGGGGTATGTTACAAGCGGCTGTTAGAGAAAACCAAAAGGTTAGAGAGATAAATGAAGAGTTGGGATGGAAAAATTCTAAAACATCACATATAGGTGGTTCTAAATCTTCTTTAGAGTCTACAGTTAAAAATTTAAAAGACAGTGGTATAAAAGAAGTAAATGGTATACCTATTGATGAATATGAAAAAATTATATTAGGTGGTGGCGCTGGAGAGAATCCGACAGACACTATGGTTGCAGTGGTTAATGAGGAAAGTGGTGAAGCTATTATGTACCATACTTCAAATAAAATGACATCAGCAGACCAAATAGCTAATGGTTCACCTGCAAAAGAAATTAGAGAGGTTGTTGGATTAGCTGATTTTAATGAAGATGAAAGAAAACAAGCAGAACAAGCTGGTGAAGAAACAAGAAAAAACATAGGTAAACATAGAGGTGACCAAAAGAGATATATTCAAGAACAACAGAAAAAGATGATAGAAGATTCTGAAGACTCAGAGATAGCAAAAAGAGCAGTTGATAGAATTAGAAGTAGAGAAAACCCAATATCAGATGCTGCTGATGGTGATAAATATTGGAAGTTTTTAACAGGTCATCCTGTAATGAAAAAGTATATTAAAGAAAAAGAATATAATCTTAACAATTTGTCATCTGAAGAAGAAGTTGATATTTACCAACAATATGTTAAAGAGATGAAAAATATCACAGATATGGAAAACCCACCAGAATCAAGAAGACAAGGTGGTATGGGTGATGCAGATATTCAATTAATTACAAGATTGTATGGAGTGGTTAAGGGTAATCCACAAGAGACGATAACTACAAATAAAGATGCTAGAGATCCAGTATTTGATGATACGGAAATGAAATCATTTTACGATAAACAAACAGAAGAGATGAATAGTCTGCGAGAAAAAATGAATAAAATAAAAGAGGGTTCTGGTGACAAAGCTTTTGCTGACAGAATGTCTAAAAGGTTACATTTAGATATGGCTGAAGGACATAATCCAGGTGGTATACCAAATAATAGAGCAGAAACTATAATGGGTGTTTATGATTACAAAGATTTACAAACAGACGAAGATGGAAATATGGTTCAGAAAAAGGGTAGTAAGTATTTCAAACTTGATGAAAATGGGAAGTTAACTGATGAAGAGGTGGATAAGAGTAAGATAAAAGATTTTGATTGCGCAATAGTTGCTGATAAAGATACGATGTCTAAATGTTTAGGTGTTGAAGAAAATGATAAAGTAACTGATGGTATTGGAATTAGAATGGGAGAGTATGAAGGAACTAAAGCTATAATATATGATAGAAATAATAATCAAATAGGAGTACAAACTGCTCGTTCAAAAACAGGACCTGGTGGTGCTATGCAAGATTCCATATCTTATCATAAAGACTTTCAAAGGTGTTTAGCTAAACAAACTAAAATACAAGGAAAGTGCGGCTAATGAAAACACAACTACTCTGCACATTTACTCAGAAGGAAAATCTAAACGATATTCTTGACCTAATCATTTTATGTAATGATATACTCTACGATAAGATATATGTATTTCAGAATGGTAAAGACCACAACCAACTAATCTGTACCTACAATGTTGAGTACGATGGTGATAATCATCCTGAAGATATTCCAAATACGATATCATTACATAGAAAGAAACAAAGCAACACACTATACACAATCAATGCTCTTAACGAAGTTATCAGAGAACTAAATGGTGGTGTGCTTGATAAAAGATTTCCTATAC